ATAGCTTGAAGCTCAGAGACAAAAGCCTTCTGTGCAGCGGTAGCATCAGGGCTAAGGTATTCAGCAGGGATACGGGCCACAGGAATACCAGCAAGCTCACGTTCCACTGCAATAGCTTCGATAACCTGAAGGTTGTTCAGAAACTCGTAGGAAGTGTAAGCATTACGGATAATAGGCCTGCCAGAAGGATCATTGTTGATGCTTGTAGTCCTGTAGTAGAGGCTCTTCCGCGTGGGAATATAGTGCTTGTGGTTGCCGTAGGAGCCTTCTTGATACATGCCAAGAATCTCCCCGGTCTTTTGGTCCACATCAAACCTAGAGACAGTCCAAGGGGCACGGGAGGCAATCTTACGGACACCAATGCGACCATCATCGTATTTAGACCGCTTCTTGGGGTTTCTGGTGCCCATCCCCTCTCGACGCTTGTATACCACCTCAAACCAGCTAAAACCATAGCTCAAGAAGGAAAGAGCCTCAGAGATGTGGTCATCAAGAGTGTGTTCCATATCCTCAAGGACACTCTCCATGTAGTCGGCCTCTTTCTTAGCCGCGTCGGAGTCATCTACAGCTTGAACCTTAAGGTCAACATCCCTGAGAATCTGCTCGACTGCATACATGACAGCGCCGATAGTGCTATCATTCTCACGCATCTCACGATACTTCTTGATAGCCCGCTTGCCACGGAGTTCAGGCAGAAATTCATCACTACGGATTTGACCGTTGTGGGTATTCTCACCAGCAACCCCAAGAATCGTCTTAGCTTCTGTCCCTGAGAGTTGCTTAACCATAAGAATTGCTCTTTGCTATATTGAGGTCGGAAGGTAGGACTTGAAGGTTCCACGGCACATGCAGCCCGCTAATACTTTCCCCGTTCAGAGGAACGATGTGGTCTACGTGATATTTCTCGCCACTTACAATTTCACAGTCACGAGCATGAGCATAGATTTCCCGGATTTCTTTTCTATGCTGTTCCGACAGCCAGTTTGGGGTTTTCAGTTCCTTGGAAGCCCTGTAGTTACTTGAATTAAATCTCGCATAGGCGTTCACCGATTCTTTGTTTTTCTTCGTATAACGTCTTTGCTGCTCAAGCCGTTTTTCAGGGTTATTTGCAAGCCACTTCTTGTTGGCCTTTAGGACCTTCTCTTTATTTGATTCGTAGTAGGCTTTTCGTTTAGCCCTACCACAGTTTTTGCAAATAGTAGAGTATCCAGACTTTTTACTCTTATCTTTGTAAAACTCACTTAGGTCTTTTGTCTGCCCACAAACACGACAGTCACCAGCAACACCAAGGATTTGCTTTGATTCGGTTTCTGAGAGTTGCTTAACCATTAGGTCTTCCTTAAAGCATTCTATTTGCTGGTGTAGTTACGGTAACAGGTATTGGGTTACCTTCGTCGTTTGCTATTTCTACTACGCCTAGGTCTATTTAAGTAACTGTTACTGTGCCGGCATCAACTTTGACTCTTATGTGTGGTTCACCATTGACATTGTATTCCATAGCCTTGTGTAGATTTACAAGGTTCGGTTCGTTTGGGTGTTCGTAACTAGTTTAATTGGGTATATTGTTAGGCATTGGTATCAAGCTCTATCAGTTTTAGATTTAGATATTGCAAAGCTTGTATAGGATCTTCATTGATTACGGCATTTTCAAAGTTTTTAATTATGTGTCTGATTTGTTCTTCTTTATACAAACCAGATGCTACAGAAAATTTATTACCTTGTGCATCTTCATAATTGATGTTATCAAATGCAGGTTCCCCTAACAACTCATTTGCTTGTTCTACTTCAGTTTCTGCTACTGCAATGGTGATTCTTTTCCAGTCGTTCATAGTGTTGTGCCCGATTTATCTGCTAGGTATTGCTCAACAGCCTGAACCGTTTCGTCAGTGCTACGAGTGCCGCCGCGTGTGATTGCGCCGTAGAATTTACCGGAGTAGAAGCCGGAACTCGTTCTAAAAGTGCCTAACAACATTCTTTGGTCGCGATCCCAGCCTGACGTTCTTGTGTCATTGTTTGCTGTTAAATACTGAACTCCATTAACTCTTGCCCATACCAAAGCAGTATCAGACTCAGATGCAGCATAAATCACACTTTTATGCGGCGCAGCCGGGATTGGGGTTTCGCCAATAGCATAGTTATTTCCGCTGTTGAACCTTACGCGAGCTTCAGCGTCAGAAAAACCATCAGGGTGACTGATAAAATACGCGGAACTATTGTTTCCGCCAAAAGAAACAATAGTTGCGCCGGCGGTCTGGAAATATTCCCCAGCAACAAAAACCTCTACGTTATCTGGCCCGCCGAAGTTATAGTCTTCCTCGCCAATGAAATCATCAACCCCATCGAACTCAAGGTAGTAAAGTCCGCTGTCTTCGCGCAGGACTGGACGTTTAGACGCTGTGGATTGTGTCAGATGCCAATCATTACCAGACTTATCCTGAATCAAAGCAACAGGGTCGCCCACAGTCGCTTGTGTAGTTCCAGCAGTGTCAGTAAACATCGTTGTGAGGTCGCTAGGGTCAAACCAAGCGCCTTCCTCGCCGTTGGCGAAAAGAGAGGATGGAAACGATGTGAACCCAAACTTGTTAATGTAGTTCAGATAACGCTCAACTTCCCACTCATTGAGAAACCTACGGTCATTGCAGAAGTAACGACTAAGAATAGGGTCATACGTAATACCCGCCGGGAGATTAGCCCGGAAGTTCTCTACATAGTCTCTCATAGATTGTGAGGTATCAACCACTTATCGAAGTCCTTTGGAGCTACTGTATACAAGTTGGAGTTGCGGTTTCTGGTGTGACCCTAGCATCAGGTCTGTAAGTGCCCATACAAGGGCGTCAAGGCGGTCAGGAGAGCCGATACTTCCGAGAGGTTCCCATGTGCGCATTTGGGTCTCAAGCTCCCCGAGAGAGGCCTCACAGTCCCTCACATGATGGACAAGGCCACGTTCGTATAATGCACTAATAGGTTCAGCCCTAGCGAACTTACCTCTGGACGCATGGACAAGCTTGATAGGAACAGTCTCATCTTCTACCTCGATAGTCCTACGCACCATGTCTCCACCTTGATTCCGTTCAGCTACGATACGGTCAGCTTGGAAGTGGTGGTAAAGTTCAATGGCCTTGGAGGCCCAGCCTTGAGGTGAGAGCCTGTCAGTGTAGTCACCCAAAGCGTATCCCTTACCGTTGACATCTACACCAGCAACTACAATACCAGTCATGTCAGATTCTTTGTTGGCTGTAATGGCAGGGTCCAGTGAGACTACAATACGATTAAGTTGAGGGACTTCCTTAAGTGACACCTGACAACTATCCAGCATGTCGGTAGTCCAGAGAGCGCCTTCAGCTTCCTCCATGACTTCAGCGTAGAGTTCCTGTCGGCCAAGGCGGGTGCCTTCATATTGGTCCTTGACAGCCTTCAGGTAAGTGTCTGCGAGGTTAGCAGCGTTATCGAAGGTAGAACCCGTAGTGATATGCACTTTAGGGTTCTTAATGAGTGTCCTGATAAGTTTGGTAGGCTTTGGGGTAGTGGTTACACATACACGAGGGTGCTTACCCAGACGAAGACAGAACTGAAGCATGTCCCAAGTATCAATGTCTTTGTTCCATGCAGCTAGTTCATCACACCATGCAGCTTCAAACTGTGGACCCCTGAGACGTTCAGGTTCCTCGGCTGAATAGAACTCTACCTTAGCACCATTCTTCCAAGTGAGTGACCGTTTGGTGGGAGACCACTCAGGGTAGCCTATTTCTGCTCCCTTGTAGGTCTTATCCTTCTCGTAGCAGACACTCAAGAAACCACTCTCGCCTTTTACCATAACCCGTTCAATATCAGAGTTGGTAGCAGCTACAGCAGCAATACGTTTCTTACCACGCTTGACTTGTTCCCTTACCCATTCAACACCAGCACGGGTCTTACCAAAACCTCGACCTGCATTGATGAGCCATACATCCCAGTCACCTTCAGGTTCTATCTGTTCAGGTCTGGCCCAGAACTTCCAGTCATGCTGTAGTTCTTTAACCTGATTGGGTGTTAGTTCTGATAAGGCTTGCTTAACCTGTTCATCGGGTAGCTTTCGGAGGGATTGGGCAGTGAGGACTTGAGGTTTTGATCGGGTTGTTGTGAAGGTTTCCATCAGTCTTCATCAAGTTCTTTACCCAAGGCTCTCATCAGAGCCTCTACAGCACTCTCTTGTTCCTCTTCCTCAGTCCCAACCTCACGGGTTTCCTCCACAGTCTTAGGTGTCCAACCCCCTTGAGTGCGAAGCCAAAGGTCTTGAGACTTGAATGTAGTAGGACTCTCAGGATCACCATTGATAGCCTGATTAGCTACCTTGTTACCCACCTGACGAGTGATGTCATTCCGAGGGCCATGCCAGTCCTCACCATAGTATTTGTAGAAGCTGGTAGTGCTGACAGGTGCCCAAGCATAGGATTGAATCTCAGCCATAGTGTCTTTAAGTGTTACACCAGCAGCGGAACACTCACGGACCTTCTTACCGATCTCACTATTGTATTGAAGCTGATTAGGATGCTTAGACATACTGACTGTCTTACTTTCTTGGCATATTATTGTGAAGGGGGTTCTCCACTAAAGACTCAAGCATCAGGCTGTAGGAAGCTCACTGAGCGATTCTGAAGTGGAGAATCTTGGTTGGCCTATTGGCCTATCTTGGGAGTAGATGCTGTAATTAACAACTACAAACTTTCTTGACTTTCTAGAGTGGGTAGCGCGAGTGATACTTGAGTCTTATACTGACAGATTACCAACTACAAAATAATATATCATACTGGTAAGTGGGTAGCTCAAGTCTTACTAAAGCTCTTACTATAGTATCTCGCTGTAGGGAGGACTCTAGTAATCAACTACATAATTATAATTTATTCTGTATAGACGATACTAAAGTGATTACTATAGTATATACTGTAGTAGTCTCTATAGTGGGTAATCTATATAAGGATGATTATAACCTTACAGTGAGATACTAAAGTAAATACTATAGTAGTATCCCCTCCCCTCTACTAATATATAAGTACTTTTTGCAGGTAAAATATTCCACTCAGAACAACTTTTTTCGGCCCTTTTTGCTAAGTGTTTGTAATTGGGTGTTATTTTATGGTGCGACATTCCGTCACATACCTCACGAAATGTTACAGTTTTAGCCCTTTTGTAACAAATTGTGATACACATGTTAAGTATTCTTACTTGTGCTTACCCTTTCTTACAAGGTCCCCCTCGATAGCCTCTATAGATCGCTAGATCGCTTCTGGTGAAAAACCTTTGTTTTGGATTCTAACAGCGCTACCCACCCCGGCGAATCTGCAACAGTATAATCTGAAGGGTCCCATGACCAGTGTCAACCCCTTGACTCCCTAAGGTGATCGATTCTTACAGGAATGAAACAAAATGTGATTAACCAACAGGGTCAGTGACTTAAAGATCACACTTGAGGTTAAATCTGCGGGGAAGTGGAGAAAAAACTTGACAGAGGCGAAGGGATTCGCAGCGCCATAAGACTCACACCACGACCCTGCAACTGCAAATCATTCTCAACTAGACCCAAAACAAAAAGCGCATAACATATTGATTGAGGTAATATAATACCCCATGCCTCAGAGGCGCTGTCAAGCTCACTGGCGGCCAGTAGCGCAAACCATGTGCCACCATAGTCAAACGCCCGCAAGGGCTACTCACGGGCGCTCATATAGCTTGTATGCAGTGGGAAAACTAGTGACTAGATGACTCCTCCCACACAAGATTATATCTAGCACAATTGTGCATCACATATTTGAAACGCCTGTCAGGCTTGCTCTTATAGTGCCAAGGGTAGCGCCCAACCTCCTTACCGGATCTATCAAACAAGGCAACATCATATTGCGAGGGGTAAACAGGGGGTAATGTCTGGCCCCCTAAATCCCTAGGTTCTACTCGTTTAGCGTAAAGTGTATGAAGCATTATTCCGACTCCTGTTAGTGTGATAGAAAGGGCAGCTAGTGCCATTCAGTAACAAGCTTAGCAAAGGTAGCAAGGGCGCGCTCCACGCCATGAGTCTTGATACCTGAGCGTAGTTGCCTGAGCGTTATATTATGCCCCTTGCTATCGTGCAGCATCACGTTGCCACATTGCCCAGTTGCCTTGTCAGTTATTACTAAGACGCCTTGCCAGTAGTCCGCTTCGAATTGTTCACTTTCATAATCCATGATTAGTACTCCTGTTTATCAGATAGGAATTGAGCGACGGCACTATCGCAATCTGTCATGTGCGAAGGATAGAAGCTATCTGTTTTCTCAACATACGTGACGCCACGCAAGCGGGGAAAATTGCCTTTGATTGCCTCACAAATTCTCTCTGCGTGCTCTCGACAATCCGTAACCGTAGCACATTGCAAAGGATAAGAACCTGTGATTGTAACGCTATAGAGCTGCATTAGACCGACTCCTCTTCAATATTCATGAGGGCAAGTTCCTGTTCCTGAAGTTCTTCATATTCCTGTTCAGTGATGCTGTGGGGCGAGTGCTGTACGATATAATCCATTCTGTGAGACAACGACTCGGAAACATAATCTTGCGCATCATATTCGTCCAAAAAGACCTTGCGTTCAGGATTCGGGTCAAGCGAGTCAACGGCCTGCGTCACTATGTAGAACCTACCTTGAGAGCGCAGGAAGCTTGCAATTTCGTTAGAGAACCAGTCCACGGCAAAAGTGACAAGATTCTCCAAGTGAAATCCAGACGGATAGCCCATTGCGTCACGATCAAGGTTAGGGGATTCCCCGGTGGCGTCAGTATAATCCTCAAAAGCACGCTCAATAGCGGCTTGCCAGTTCCTATCAGCGAGACGGTCAAGAATGTCTTGAGTGTAGATCATGCCGCTAAAACTACCTGCCGCGCAATGGGCAAGCTCCAGATCAGTGATAAGCGAGTCGACGCTATTGTATCCGTCTTGCGTGATATGCTCATCGATCAGATACTCGACAATAGCATTGCCGTCGAATTGGAATTTGATTGCGTCGATGATTTCTTGAATGTCGGTTAGTTCGTTCTGCATTGTCTTACCTTTCGTTCAGTTACTTTCGCGAGTCACTGGACTCGGACGATTCCGCAGTTATATCCAAGCCGCTTAGCGTTGATCTGAGCCTTAACTGCCGCTTGCATGGGCATTGCGTGGCCCCATAGGATTCCAGTCTCTTTCGATTGTAGGGCATATAGCCGCATGAATGTTTTGTTGAGTTTCATTAGATGTTTCCCTCTCAGTTTCCAAGCGTGATAAATGATCCCAAAGGCAAGATTTCTAAATCCACCAGATGATCCGCAAGATTCTCCACGTCGTATTTGTCCAGCATGTATCTTTCATCAAAAAGATCAAAGCCGTGTATTTCATAGATCGTTTCACCGTTTGAATCCCTTACATCTGCAAAGAATTGGCCCCGTTCATCCAAGTTTATATAATACTCAAAAGCTTCCATTGTGTCGTTCCTTTTAGCTAGCGTTGCTCTTGATATACTGTTGAATGCGGCGCTGATGCCAAAGGCCCATGATGTAATCCACAACATCGCGCTCGATTTGCTTTGTGTCTTTCATAACGTTTCCCCTTCCAAGGTTAAAGCGACTCGGGATTGAATCGCCTTAATGCTTGCGCCAATTATCGGAAAAGAATCCTATGGCGCGGGGTAGAGATTAAATTGTCAAATAGCGTTACCGCCGGAGCGATAAAGGATAAATGACACAAGATTCGCGGCCTGTCAATACACCTCGAGAACATCTCTATAGATCACCTCGAGAACATCTCTATAGACTGACCTGACAGCTCACCTCGAGAACATCTCTATAGATCATCTCGCAAGCATCTCTATAGATCATCTCGAGAACACTTGACGTCAGTAGGAATCTGTGGTTTAAAGGAATCAAATTCGAATCATATCGGGTCCGGTCGGCTAGTCTGATCGGATCGCAAAAAACAGGAGGGGACGGCACATGCGAATCAGTTGCTAAAATGTCACACTTTCTAATACAGAATCAACCTGTTGAGTCAACTCAATGGGGCAAATCGTGATGTTTATTACAATATTGAAACATTCCGTGATCGTGAGAATGACTCGCAACTAGACTGGTAGCACCCCTACCATGGGAATTGTTCGCCAGACCCCCACCAAGGGAATTGTTCGCCAGACCCCCACCAAGGGAATTGTTCGCTTGACCCCCACCAAGGGAATTGTTCGCTTGACAATACTAACAAAATGTGATCCCCTACAGAGGGAATAATAGGAGAAACTACATGACCAGAGACGAGTTTATACAACAACAGTGGGTCAAAGACGAAATTATCAGCAGACTAGATTACAACCCGGACACAGGGTCATTGACTTGGGCTGAACGAGGTTTTAAATGGTTTGATGAGAACAAAGCAGGGCAAGAGGTCGGTCATAAATGGGTCAGTAAGGATGACTACAAAAACCACACGATGAAACTAGAGATTAAAGGGAAGAGCTACACATATATTATATCTCGGTTGTGTTGGTTAGTGCAAACCGGAGATTGGCCTGAGTATACTATTGACCACATTAACAGAGACTCTTGGGACAATCGTTGGTGTAACTTACGAGATATTACCCAAAAAGAGAACAATTTTAATAAGGGTTTTTACAAAGGTAGGGTTTTTAAGCACGTCAGTTTTTGTAAGGATGTTTGGTTGGTCCGTTTTGATGGTAAACTTTGGGGCTTTTACAAGTGCCTCGGTAAAGCTGTTAAAGCTAGGGACAGATTTCTCCAAGAAAACCTTTGACAACCCACTACAGAATCACTATCAAGTATCTGACAGACAAGGGGAAACTAAAATGATGACTGAACTTATGTGCCTAGCTACAGCTATCTTCTTCGAGGCTAGGGACCAGCCAATCACAGGGCAAGAGATGGTAGCTGAAGTGATCCTGAACAGGGTGGAACACTCTAGGTTTCCCGATACAGTGTGTGATGTAGTCTACCAAGAGAGGGCCTTCAGCTTCACACATGACGGTCTGTCAGATGATATGCGGGCCTACAAAGGCTATCAGGACACTATCGCTAGGGAGCTTGCATTGAAACTTGCCAGTGACTATCTTGAGAGAAACAATAGGCTTGGAGCTACCTCTACACATTATCACACTACTTTTGTATCCCCTTTTTGGGCAGATGTTTTTGTAATTGATGGTGTTTTTGGGGATCATGTGTTTTATACCTGTGAAGGTTTTTGTTAGAGTTTCTGGTTGACAGACACTAGAGAATCACATATACAGATACTCAGTGACAAAGGAGAGAAACTAATGGATTTCGAGAGTTTTGTAAACCGTTTGGCAAATCGAGCTATGGAGGAAGGGCTTGTAGGTATTGACGACATTAAGAGTTTGTGCGCGAGTGTCTCCAAGGATGCCTACACAAAAGGTTGCAACGAGGGTTACACCAAAGCTGTGGCTGATATTGAGAAACAGGAGAGTCACTAATGGATAAAAAACTACAAGACATGAGCCTAGAAGAGCTTGAGGATTTTGTGTTCAACGAAATGGACAATGTTCTTGACTATGACACTGAAGTGCCTGATCTTGCATTGGCTGTAGCTAAGGCACTAAAAGAAGAACTGGAGAAAGACTAATGGAACTCTACGTAGTATTCGAGATGGCTCAAATCCGAGACATTATGGTAGCTGTGTTCTTGGACAGTGGAGACGCGAGTAATTTTGCAGACGCTCGGCAAGAGACACGCTATGTTGTGCCTATCCCTGCTATTGAACAGACAGTTGTTGACTGGTACAATTTCCGAGAAAAAGCAAACAGCGCACTTGAGGCCAAAGGCCGACGTCCTTCGGACTATTGACACCCCGGCTGAAACACACTAAGTTAGAATCAATCACAAAGGAGAAACCAAATGGCTGACAAGCGTATCTACATGATTGATGAGGATGACTACGAGTACGAGGTGGACATGGCACTTCTGGACGAGGTGGGTTATCTCGCTGGTGTATATACTGAAGGCATGAAGGCTGGGGAAGAGTTTATCCTTGACAGTGACCAACAGTTTGATGCAGAGATGCAGTGGAGGGACGAACAGGAAGGGTTAGAAAATGACTTTTGAGGAATGGTGGGATAGGGCTATCGGCAAGAGCCTCACAGACGAGCATGAGTTCAAGGCTGCTAGACGGTCAATCACTTACAAGGCAATGAAACGTGCATACGAGGCTGGACAGAGAAATGCTTGACTATCTTGACAAATCAGACTACATGTACATCAAGTAATGGCTGAAAGAAAGAGGAGTCAAGGAAGTGAGCAGCACGATCTGGTATGAAGACAACGAAGCATTTTTTGAGGGTGACAACTGTAGTCTTGCAGGTGTTGCTACATACGATGTGACTCTTTCCAAGGCATACGACGCTGATATTGGAGGGACTGACGGAATTGAGGTTGACAGTGTAGAGCTTTTTGAGCTACGCTTGGATGGCCTGAAGTTGACCCGCGAGCAAGTCATTGACGCTGCTGGTAGGGGGCCTGTAGAGAACGTCGAAGAGTTTATCATGGACTACCTGAGGCACAACCCTGAGACGATCTAACTGACACTAACTAGAAGGAGACACGACATGAAACACTCACTGATAGCATCCCTAACACTGGCAGCATCCTTGGTGTCTGCCTGTAGTATCCATGAAACTACGAATGATGTAGTGCGCATCAAGTATGACGAAGGGGGAGACATAGAAACATACGCAAGGCACATTCAAGAGATTAATCGCAGTGGACAGACTGTCGTGATAGACGGAAAGTGTATGTCTGCCTGCACTATGTATCTTGGGGCTGATCGTGCCTGTGTTACTCCTCGCGCCAAGTTTCTTTTTCATGGGTCAATCCCATACCCCGGTGAGACTAAGGCACAGTCTGACAAGGCTATGACTAACTACTACTCGCCCGAAATGAGGGCTTGGTTCTATGGTGAGGGCATCTACAAGATTATCATTGTCTTTGAGAGAGTGCCTCTGGATAAAGTCATGAGTCTGTCTGGTGTAGGCTACTGCAACAAAGGAGACAAACAATGAGAGAACACGAGAAGCTGTCAGCAGCCTTTATCATGCTGATGCTTTCCTTAGTAGCCTTCTATATTTTCTAGGCTTCCCTCTTGACACTTACTCAAGTATCACTTAGAGTAAGACACAACACACAGAGAAGGAGAGAATCAATGGAAACTATGACACCCGAGAAGGTAGACAACAAACTGAAGACCATTGGCTACCAGAAAGAGTTTGTAGTTGTTTTTATCAAGACTAACGGTGAAACCCGTAGGATGAAAGCTATGATGGAGAAACCCAGTGGACCCCCTAAGAGTGAAGATGTGGTGCCTGTCATGGACCTTGAGAAAGGTGCTTGGAGAGCTTTCCGCAAAGACTCTGTCGTGACACTAATGGAGCACACTAATGGCTGACAATGTAATCCCACTGAAGAAAGTCTTGAGGGACAAACAACAGGAAGTGGGTAACACAGAGGACTGGCTAGGAATGGCCCCAGAAGCCCTTGAAGAGCTTATCTTGGAGATTGAGGGCCTTAAGTGGCTTGACAGTCAGGGTGATACGTGGTACCCGTTGTTTTGAGATACTAAGAAGCACAGAAGGAGACTGACGATGAGTGATGATCTGGTGAAAGAAGCGCGAGAATTGGCAACCCTTCTCGAACACCGGGACAATATTCGAAACGGATCGCAGGGTGCGTCCGAACTCAGACAATCACCTGAGTGGAGGTCATCGGCGAAACTGCGCGAAGCCGCCGACCGCATCGGGGAGCTTGAACGGGAGAAGCTGGAAGCGGTCGCGGCAGCTTATGAGGACGCGGCGACACGTATCAACGAAGTGTCCCATATGGCCGCAGCAAGTGGCAATTTTACACAGGCATCAGCCTTGGCGAACGAAGCCGAGAATATCCGCGCCATCACCCCCGCCGACGCCCAAGCCGCCCTTGCTGCCCGTGACGATCGGGTGAGGGAAGATGCGCTATGGGAGGCTCTGGGTATTGCAGGAAGGGCCGTAAAGGACGCCCACACTGATGAGGCGCAAACATATTGCAACGCGGTCTATGACGCCATCCTCGCCCTAGTCCGTCAGGACGACTCAATGATCGAAGGAGATACCGATGGCTGACACAGACACAAGCGTAGAGGCGGTGGAGCGGGAGTGCCGGAATATCCACGAGTGCACAATACTACTCATGATACCCCCGATGTATGGGCAGCGGTGGCAAGACCTTCTCCGCGCAATAGCCGCCGAACGCGACAAGCTGGAAGCCGAGAACGAGCGGCTGAAGAAACTTTTGGCGGAGAAGACTCTTGATTGCCTTGCCGCTGAAGGTCAAGCATCAAATGCTTACGAAGAACCTTTTAGTGAATACGGGCACTACGGCGAGAACAACCCACCAGTGGGAATGAGCAGCCCTAGTGATAAAGACTATGAGGTGTAACGGGTGACTCAAGACAAAACAGAGAAAGTAATGAAAGTCTGCAGCATTCTCGCCAAGAGATACAAGGACAGTCAAGAGTATGAGGAACTATATCAAGAGGGTTTTTTGGCAGCTTGGGAGGCACTAGAGAATGGCGCTGACATGCCTAATGCCATAGGAATTATGAGAAGGGCTATGAATGACTACAAGAACATCACACTAAAGCCCGTCAGTATCCCTAAGAGTGGGGCTGTGTATTCACTCCTAGGGGCCATTAACAGTGGTTCTGGGGTTAGCCCCCAAGGGAATACTGAAGTGGCTCTGTATGAGGCTCTCACAGGCTCTCTGGACACAATACAGCCCAGCACTAAGGGTGTTGTTGAGAGTTCTGAAGAAACCTACATAACAAAGGAGCTTCACCAGTATGTAGTTGACTGTCTGTGGGTTTACCTTGAGCCTCAAGAGGCTGCTGTTATCCACCTGATGTATGTTGAGGATTACACCCAATATGAGGTAGCACAGGAATTAGACTTACCCCAAGGGACTGTCTCTAAGGTTTCTAGGAAGGGGATGAAGAAGCTGAAGAAAGCACTTGAGCAGGTTACGTGAGAAACTGGGGAGAGACAAACCGTGAGTGAATTAAAACACCAAGGACCTATTGATTTAACAAAGTCTGACGACAAGGGGTTTTATCTGGAAGGTTACAAAACACTCGAATTGACTGTAGATAGTGTTTTTGTAACCCCTGAAGTAGAAATTGAGGAGATACACTTGAATGGAGTTGTATATGTGAAAAAGGATAAAGAAAGGACATAAGTGAGTAATAGTCATAAAGAACAACTACAACAAAATGTAAGAAACTTGCTAGGGTGAAAATACTTGTGTCTTTCCTGTAACAATCACGAGAAAAGTAGGGTCCTGATGGAATAATTACCACTGAAAAAGTACTTATATTCCTACATAGGGGGATCAAAAGACTACTATAGTATTCACTTTAGTATCTCACTGTAAGGTAGTAATCATAATAATAAGAAACTAACTTAAGAGATACTGTAGTAGAGACTCTAGTAATCACTGTAGTAAGGACCTATTTTTGTAGGTGTTAATAGAATCGAAAAGGAGAAACTAAAGTGGGTGAAGAACAGATTATTGTGCAGTTGAACCCTGATGTCCCGCCTACAGGAAGTGATCTTGGCGTTATTAATGCAGCACGTAGGAGTTTTGGTAAGCGTAGTGAGTGGGCCTCTGAAAGTGAATGTCCTACTGACCCGCATACAGGGGGTAAGATTCCACCTTACAAGAGACTTAAAGACAAAGACAAACGCCTTCTTGAGTTCTTGGCACGAGGTATGACTGCTGATGACTTTGAGGCTTTTGTAAGTTCTTGTGTTGCAGATGGTTACATGGTTGAGGATCAAGCAGACTGGGAGTATTACGAACAAGCTCTTGTAGAAAAACTCTGGGAATGGCGCAACACACCTACTCACGACACACCGTTTAACCACGGGTTTTTTAGTTTCGAGGTAAAAGCACCTATCTTCGTAAGGGCGCAGTTGGTGAAACATGAGTACCTCATCATGAGTGAGTATTCCCGTAGGTATATCACGGATGACGTTGAGTTTTATACCCCCGATGTTTGGCGTAAGGCTGCACCTGATAAGAAGCAAGGGAGTCTTGAGGGTCGTGTCCTCAATCATAGCGGGGTCATGGGGGCGTACCAATACGATATGGCTAAGGTCAGGGGGTGGTATAGAGTATTAGTTGAAGAGGTTGGAGTAGCACCAGAGCAAGCACGTATGGTTCTCCCTCAGTCTCTTATGACCGCATGGACATGGAGTGGAACACTAGGAGCTTTTGCTAATATGGCCAAGTTACGTCTTGCTCCAGACAGTCAGTATGAAACTCGTTTGGTAGCTGAAAAAATATATACGGAACTAAAGAGGCAATTCCCTATCGCAGCACCTCTTTTGGTAGAGGGTGTCATATGAAAATATGCTTAAACGAAGGTTGCGTAAACCCAGCTAAGAAGCCCCACCATAACTACTGTGATCCCTGCATCATGGCTAAACACAGGTACAAAATAACGATACCGGAGAGGGACAAAATGCTTTCTGACCAAGGCGGTCTTTGCTTGATCTGTAGTAGGCCAATAAATTTTGACAGAACTGCGGGGTCAAAGGATACTACAGCAAACATAGACCATTGTCATTCTACTGGCAAGGTTAGGGGTATCCTGTGTTGGCCTTGTAATGTTGGAATAGGTAAACTACAAGATAACCCTAAGTATTTAAGAATAGCGGCTGAATATATAGAAAGGCACTACAATGGAGTTTAAGTGGGGAGACAATAAGCTGCGTATCCATCCAGAGGCTCAGTACGAAAGTCGTTTGGTTGCTGAGAGAGTCTACGAAGAACTTAAGAAGCAGTTTCCTGTAGCTGCACCGTTGCTAGTGGAGGGAGTCTTGTGATGGCATGGTGGTGTGTCGGAAGCATGAGTGGTTTAGTGTGCCCTTGTGGGGAGCAAATGCAGTTGTGGAATGACACAGGGACTAATTTCTTCTCACTTGAGTGCCCTGATGATGCCTGCATAGAGACTCCAGAACTTTGTGTTGATTTAGACCAAGGGGATTCCCTCTATGACCTGAAAACAAAATTTAGGGGTCTGCATTATGCAATGCTTTAAGGTTGAAACTAAAAGCGTCAAGTAGATTCCCTTGCTTATGACGAAAGAAAGTAAATCCACTTGCTAGAGGAGAAGCTAATGAAAATATCTTACAGGTTGGGCCAGCAAAAGTGGGGGGAACGGCAACCAGAGCGTATTCCTACCTTGAGTTTCTTTATCCATGAATTTGGGGAAGAATACTCTATTGATCTTGAGGAGCTTGCTGAAGCACTGAAGCCTTTTTTGAAGGAGGGAGAAACCTAATGATCTGCTACCGTGATATGACATTCTGTTCTAGTGATTGTGTGAATACAGAATGTTTCCGTAACTTTACAGATGAGCAAAAGGCTAACGCTCAAAAGTGGTGGGAAGGGCTTGAAGGGGGACCACCAGTGGCCTTCAGTGATTTTTCTGTTGGGTGTAGTTCCTACAAAGGGCCGGAGGATAACCAATGAGCCACTGGCACTATCAAGCTATAAAGCACACTGAGGACAACGGGGATGTATGGTATGGTATCCACGAGATGTATCCTGACCTTAACAGTTGGACTGAAGAACCTGTGAGGGTTGTAGGTGAGTCTGTTGCGGACCTACAGTGGCAACTAGAGGCTATGCTGTATGACCTAGAGAAAGAGGGGGTAACTGTTGTTGGGTATCGGCCTTTGAACCGAAAAGAAAAAGACCAAATGGATGAAGAAGATGCCGTTAAAGCCTTCGCCGAGGAAAAAGGTATCTTTGAGTATCAGGCAAGGAATTATCTTGAACTGAAAAAGGCTGGAATAATTGACTATGACTAACACAAGAGGCCCATGCCCACACCACATGGCAGACACAGGAGGCTCGGACAGTTACTTCTGGGATGATAGCAAAGGACAAGGCTATTGCCACTCTTGTAGTCTCTCTACATGGCTCCATGAGCATACTGGTGATCTGTGGGGTAAGCACAACGGCAAGAAATTCAAGATCGAAGGAGATACCTTGGGTAGTAACGTAGTAGAAGAAGACTTTGATGTGGACTACACGCCTAAAGACATTAAACCTGTAGGGGAATATGTAGCTTGGCGAGGGATCACTAAAGACACTATGGAACACTTCGGTGTAGCTACCCGAGATGGTCAAGTAGCTTTTGTGTATCCCTCTGGCGGTAAGAAGATCAGGGATAAAAACGAAAAGAAGTTCTACGCTCAGGGCCTAAAGTCTGATGAGTTTTTTGGTATGCAGTTGTTCCCTGCTGGTTGCTCTAAGAAGGTAACTGTGACTGAGGGTGAACTGGATACTATGTCAGCTTGGCAGATGCTACAGAATGGCAACTACATCAATCCTGTGGTCTCGCTGCCCAGTGCAAATCCTTCAGGTAAGCTGTGGGAGAAGTGTAAGGGGTGGTTGGATTCATTCGATGAGATTATCCTGAGTGTAGACAACGATGAGCCGGGGCGTAAGGTTGCTGAGAAGGTATCTCTTATGTTCCCCGGTAAAGTCAAGGTCATGGACCACGGGCAGCACAAAGATGCCAATGACTTCCTGATTAACGGTGATGGCAGGACTTACAAAAACGCATGGTGGTCTGCTCGTGCCTACAAACCCGATGACATGCTTGTGGATGCTCAAGACTACTTGGATCTATATGATGAGTCACCTGACTTTGAATACTTTGAGACTGGTATCCCCGAGTTGGATGAGAAGATTCTAGGTATTAACAAGGGCTACTTCACTGTGATCCAAGCTCCGACTGGTGTAGGTAAGACCGAGATCATGAGGTATTTTGAATACCAATGCCTTACTAAAAGCAACTATAAGTTTGCCTTTATGCACCTTGAGGAGTCTAAACTACGGTCTGTCTTGGGTCTTGTGAGTTATGATTTGCAGGACAATCTAACCCTTAAAAAGTTTATTGAGAACAAAGGGCGTGAAGATGACGTGAGGGCTGCTATTGAGAGGCTGACGGAAAGTGAACGTATGATGCAGTTCTCGTTTAGACCTGAAGATGGTTATGAAGACCTGCTAGAGAAGATCAAGTTTCTTAAGGCTGCATTTGACATCGACTTTGTGTTCTTTGAGCCTATTCAGGATTTGGTCAATGGGGAAGACAAGGAGGGTAAACTTGCTGACCTGTCCTCTCGACTGGGAACTATGGCTTCTGAACTGGACGTAGGTATTATTACAATTGCGCACCAGAACCAGAACGGGGACACTATGTATGCTACGATGATTGGTAAGAAGGCTGCATTTGAAATCCTCCTGCAAAGGGATCAAGAGGCTGAAGACCCCCAAGAGAGAAACAGGACTTATGTTCGTGTTGGCCGGAAGAATCGTGTAGGATTGGGGAATGGACCCGCTGGGGCACTTGACTTTGACCACGAATCGTTTACATTGACACCAGTCATGCCACCTACGGCACCCGCCACTCCTAACAGAGAGGACGACTTTTGAGAATCCTAGTAGCTGATACAGAAACAGATGGTCTAGCCTACGACTGTAGTAAACTCCATGTGATGTCATGGACAGAAGACGGGGAGACTTATGAGTCTACCAATGATTACCAAACCATGAGAGAAGTCCATGAGAGTGCCGACCTTCTGGTAATGCACAATGCTGTCGCTCACGACCAAGTGGTTTTCAACAGGCTCCTTGGCATACCGCTAGACTACAAGAAGTATATCGACACTCTTTGGGTCTCTAGGTATCTCTATCCTGACCGTGCTTCACATGGGCTTGATGCTATTGGCAGGGAACATGGGGTTCAGAAACCCAAGGTGGATGACTGGGAGAACCTTAGCTATGAGGAGTATGCTCACAGGTGCGTTGAGGACGTGAAGATTAACTGGCTAGAGTGGAAACGGCAAGAGAAACGCTTAGAGGAGATTTATGAATGAAAATGCTTAATTGTGATAAGGACTGTGAGGTTACTGTTAGAGGGAATCAAGTTATCTTTGAGTCATATCAAATAGATGATTTTTATGGTTGTATTGAATCATTAGTAGTTTTTGACCTACTTAACTTGAAGTCTTTTTTAAGTAATGCAGTCGAGAGTCAAGAGTTATACAATGAACAGTGACATTCTAAGGTTTCTACGGTATCTCAGCTTCAAGGCTGACTCTTTGCGTGAGCAAGAGGCTAACCCCCTGACTCTAGACGTGGGAAAAGCTCAGAAGCACTATGATGAACTGACGGAGGTAATTGAGGAGAAAACTAAAGCACTCGCCAAGGTAATGCCTAAAGTTCCAGACCAGACTAAGAACAAGCCTAAGAACTGCTACAAGCAAGATGGCAGCTACAGTGTCAAGGGTAAGGAATGGTTTGATACACTGAAGTCTCTTAAGCTACCAATGGAAACAGAGGGGCCTGTAGTTGTCACATGGAAGGATGGGAACCCTGCGTCTACCATTCAAGTGAAAGACTGGTTGTTTTCTCTAGGGTGGGAACCTTGCACCTACAAGTACCAGAGGAATAAGGTAACTGGTGAAGAGAAGAAGATACCTCAAGTGCGCTATGTTGCTCAGAGTGATCCTCGTAAGGGAGAACTGACGGATAGTGTCTTGAGGCTTAAGGATAGGGAACCTGCTATTGAGGAGCTTGAGGGCCTTACCGTAGCACAACATCGTAGGGGTATCTTTGAGGCTTTCCTGAGTGAGTATACTATAGACTCTTGGAACGACTACCCACAAGATGGGGACAGCCTAGAGGTAAAAACTGGTAAACTAGTAGCTGGTGCAGCGGGTCTTACGAATACTCTACGTTTGAAGCACAGAAAGCCTATTGTGAACCTACCGGGTGTAGACGCTAAGTGGGGTAAAGAGATTCGAGGGTGTATTGTAGCTCCAAGTGAGAATGAGGTTATGTGTGGTGCTGATGTGAGTTCACTAGAGTCCTGCACTAAACGTCACCTGATGTGGGAATATGACCCCGACTACGTAACTGAAATGTCCAAGGAGGGCTTCGATGAACACCTAGACCTAGCCAAACATGCAAGTAAAATCACCCAAGAGGATATTGATAGGTATGCTAGAGGTGGAGCACCTGAACTAAAACCCCTGCGTAGTAAATTCAAGGCAACCAACTACAGCGCAATCTATGGCGTAGGAACACCTAAGTTGGCTCGTGAGACAGGGATGACACAGAGGGAGGCACAGGAATTGCTCAAGGCTTATTGGGAGCGTAATTGGGCTGTGGAGAAGCTGTCTAAGGACCAATACGTAAAGACCCTTAAGGATGGCTCTATGTGGCTCAAGAACCCTGTCTCTGGGTTTTACTACAGCCTACGCCATGACAAGGACCGTTTCAGCACTCTAAACCAAGGGCTAGGTGTCTATATCTTTGATCTGTGGGTTGCCAACATGCGAAAGCTGGGGGTTCACCCTCAAGCACAGATGCACGATGAGGTTCTTTTTAGTTTGCCTAAAGGCCAAGAGAAACAGACAGAGGAGAAACTACGAGAAGCTATGAAGAAAGTGAATGAAACACTGAAGCTGAATGTGACTGTAGGTATTGATGTAGAGTTTGGAGGGTCCTATGCGAGTGTCCACTAAGGATAAGTTAAAAGTGCTAGACTTGTTTGCAGGTATCGGGATGTTCTCTTATGGCCTAGAAAAGACTAGGTTGTATGAGACTGTTGCTTTCTGTGAGTGGGATAAGTCTTGTCAGGAGGTCCTAAAGAAGCATTGGCCTAATGTCCCTTGTCACAGCGATATAAAAGAGCTTGAGTGGCCTCACGGTGGTATTGACGTAATCACGGGGGGATTCCCCTGCCAAGACATCAGCTACGCTGGTAAAGGTGATGGGATTACTGGAGAACGTTCGGGGCATTGGTCCCACTACGCTCGCTTAATAAATGAAATCAAACCTAAAGGAGTTATCATTGAAAATGTTTCTGCCCTTCGACGTAGAGGATTGGGAGTCGTTCTTTCCGACCTCAACAAGATCGGGTATGATGCGGAATGGCATTGTATCACAGCTAAACACTTTGGTGCCTATCACGAGAGAGACAGACTCTTTATACTTGCCTACAATCGGGGCCTCGGAGGGGAAGGATTTGAGCCGCTTCAGCGTCTTGAAAAAGTTGGACAAGGGTGGGAGAGTAGCAAGGAGGTTGTGCAGCAAATCTTCAGTGACCCCTTCAGACGATCCGATAGTTGGCCTCAACCCTTACTTCGCAGAGTGGATGTTCAGCGTCCCGAGTGGGTGGACCGACTTAAGCAAGTAGGTAATACGGTCTATTGGCCTATCGTTGAGAAACTAGGGTATCATCTTCATAGCAATCTTAGGGTGTGAGTCCCTTTTGCAACACTCAAGGTTTCTTACCTGAAAGTGGAATAATTACCCTAGAAAAAGTACTTATATACCTATAGAGGCGCAAAAGAGAATCACTGTATCTCTACAGACTAACAGAACAGTAGGAGAAACATAAGTGGATAACGATGAATTTTATGATATTACGTTTGGAGACCACCCAAACTACAAAACAGTGGTTGATGAGGAGATCGTGGGCAATTCCCGTTGGTCTCATTATATGGAGATGGTGATTGAAGAAGAGAAAACAGGGAAGTTCTTTCTTCTCAATTGGGAAGTGGGGGCAACGGAATACCAAGACCCTGAGCCCAACTTTGAAATGGTTGAAGTCTTCCCTAAACAAGTTATGACAACAGTTTACACAACGGAGAAGGATTGAGAAAGATGAAAAAGAACGGCCACACCATGACTCTTGATATGGTTCTTGAGTATGCAAAGGTGTTTGATGCAGAAGATCAACCGGGAGACCTCGATCGAGGTAAGGCTGACAGCGACAAGAAGTGGTTGCGGGAGCTTTCTAAGAACCCTGAAGCCAAGGTCAATGCTTACTTCACCAGTGAGGAACAGATTGACTTCCTCAAGGAATATGATGGCTTTGACGAGATCGTAAAGAACCCCCAGACTGGCGAGGAAGTCAGCCGTATCAAAGAGGGTAACGAAGAGTTCGGTATTGGTAAGTATATCGTCCTGAAGCGTAAGCTGAATGACATTCGTGAATACCGTAACAAGCAGGGTGAAATCAAGGAGATGGACAAAGGGGGTGCCCCTAGTGTGAAGATTCTCGTGGACGATGCTTTTGTAGACTATGACTACAGTGAGTATGGCCCTGTCGGTAATGGCACTGAGAGCAAGGTCCGCTTTGAACCTAAGTATATGCGCCTTGAGGCACTCGGTATCACTGATCTTGTAGAGTTTTCTGATGAACCTTATGATGAGGATGACTTTTAATGGCTAAAGTAACAATTCTTATTGAGCCTGAAGCTGAGCATGAAGGTGAGTTCGGACACCGCACCCTTACCGCCAGAGAGAATGTGGTTACGTTGGACCAACTCGTAGATACTTATCGCTACGCTGCTAAAGGGGCAGGCTGGCGTGTAGATCGTGTGGGGGCTGTTCTTGACGGGGGGCCTGAGTTTTGGGGAGAAATCTAATGACTTTTATTGTGGGTCTAAAGACCTTCTTGAGTTTTTCTATTATGAAAGGGTAGAAAAGAGTGCCTAAAGTAACAACGACAATCAGCTACGAGGAGGAGGGCTTCGGTGACGCCGAGGTTCTCATTTACTCAAAAGACGTAGAGGACTTGGATGTATACTCTTGGCTGTGGTATATGGTAAAGATCACTGAGATGGCAGGTTATGACTGTGAACAGCTACAGTTGCTTACCTCTCGTGGTGCAATCTATAAGACTGATCTTTGAGGTGTTAACATGGATTATAAGTACAGAGAAGAAGGTAATGTTGCCGTAGTATTCCTTGAAGAAGAGGTTGAGACAGTTTTTGGCTTAAAGCGTATTGTTCGTAAAGATGTGATTAGGCTGAAAGACCCTTATTTTCGTGGAATAGTGAGTTGTCGCTTTATGGAAAAAGTTCAGGCAATGAGGGATTACCTTAATGAAGAAGTCAGCAACCTCTATAAGACTGACTTGTAGGTGTGACTTATGTTTAATGCAACTAACGCTTTTATAACATCCTTGTCGGTGTTTGGCTTTGGGTTTGCTCTTTATGTGGACGAAAGACCACAAGGGCCTGTCCTAGCTGGCTGTTTCTTTATGATTGGGTTTATAACATTCATTAAATGGGTTTTCGAAGATGGACAACATTGAATACTTTGGAGGCTCCGTTGGAAAGACCTAAAAGAATAACTAAAGCAATCGTTGACGGCGATGTTTTGGTATACAGGGCAGCCTTTGCCACTCAAGATAAGCCACCTGAAGAAGCAGAAAATGTTATCAATCAGCTTATGGACTATGTGATAGGTCAGACTATCATGTTCCCTCACGGGGATAATTTCTTTGTGTGGCTAACAGGGAGGGGTAACTTCAGGTATGACCTAGCCAAGACACAAGAGTATAAGGGGAACCGTAGGGATAACGTCAAGCCTGCACACTACCAGCACATCAGAGAATACCTACAAACAGAGTGGGGTGCACAAGTCACTGAGGGGTGTGAAGCTGATGATGCTATCTCTATTGAGGCTTATAGGGGAGACCTAGAGTCAACAGTGATTGTCTCAGTTGATAAAGATATGCTCACTATCCCCTGTTGGAACTTTAACTTTGTGACAAGCACGTGGGTCAAGAACACACATTGGGAATCTCTTTTGTTTCTGTATGAACAAATTTTGACAGGGGATAGAACTGACAATATAATCGGAATACATGGAATTGGCCCAAAAAAGGCTCAAAAAATACTAGAGGGGGCTACGACCGAAAAGGAACTTTTCCAGAGGTGTGTGGAGGCTTACGAGGGCAGAGTAGAAAGGGTTATTGAGAATGGAAGACTTGCGCATTTGCAAAAATACGAAGGTGAAATCTGGGAACCCCCGGAAGTTTAAGAGGGTATTTGGCGTAGGTGTCAACGATGCTACTTACCAAGTCTACACTAGAGTCAACGGCAAACAAGTTATATGCCCATTTTATGCTAAGTGGAAGAAGATGCTTGAGAGGGTTTACTATGACTCATGTCATAAGTTGCAACCTACATACGTTGGCTTAGATGTCTGTCAAGATTGGCTTAGATTCACAAAGTTCTTTGATTGGATGGTTAATCTAGATTGGCACGGGAAAGAGTTGGACAAAGACCTTCTAGGTGATGGGAAGTTCTATAGCCCTGATACTTGCTGTTTTATCCTTGACAAGACTAACAACTTCTTAAGACAACCTCGTAAGAAAGGGCGTAATCCCAATCTCCCCATTGGCGTTCAACAAGTCGGCCCAGATAAGTTTAGGTCTACTATAGGTGACTTTGAGTATGGTGGTACGAAACATCTAGGGACTTTCTCAACAGCTAAAGATGCACACTTGGCTTGGTTGAATCGGAAACGTGAATTAGCTTTTATCTTAGCAGACATGGAGAGCGACCCTCGTGTTAAGAAAGCCCTTCGTGAAAAATACATAGAGCCTTCCCTATGAAGCGTAGTGACTTCAGATCAGGGCTAGAGTATGAGGTAGCTAAATGGCTTGAGGATAACGGTGTAGCTTATGAGTATGAGAACCTTCGGGTGAAGTATAGGCGTCCAGAAAGCACATACACACCTGACTTCGAGCTTCCTAACGGTATCATAATTGAGGCTAAGGGGAGGTTCACTTCAAGCGACAGAGCCAAGCACCTGCTGATTAAGCAACAGCACCCTGAGTTAGACATTAGGTTTGTCTTTAGCAACAGTAAGAACAGGCTCAATAAGAAGTCCAAGACAACATATGCCGACTGGTGTGATCGTCACGGCTTTCTCTGGTCTGACAAGGTGATACCTAAAAGTTGGTTAGGGGAGTAACAGAAAGTGACTAGAGAGGAACTAATAGAAGAACTTTGGTGGGAGATTTGTGCCTTGGGGTTAGACCCTGAAGATGAAGACCTTTTTGATCTGCTAAGGGAGGCTTACACTATGGGTTATAATGATGCAGTTAGTGACCACAGCGAGGTAAAACATGGATACGGATGACCCACTGCTGGTATGGAAAGTCTCGGCAGGCCCTTTCTGTATTGATGACTTACCTACAGAGGACCAACAAGAGTATCCTGTAGATGGTTGTGACTTTTGGGTTGAGGTTATGGTATCCTACAAGAGTGACCCTGAATACTACGACTACATACCCATTTTCTTCCCTACTTTTAGTGAAGTATATAAATTCAAGACTGAGGTGGACAAATCTATGGAGCCACTAGAGGTCGATTATTAAGGAGACTCTTATGAGCGGTAAAACGGCTGTAGTGTTTAGTTGCTCCCATGCTAAACCCGAGGTAAGTAATGAAAGGTTTGATTGGCTGGCCCAGTTGATATATGACATCCGCCCTGATTATGTAGTTGATCTCGGAGACGGGGCTGACATGTGCAGTCTTAACTCCTTTGACACCCGCTACCCCCAAGCTATTGTGAGTCAGTCCTATGAAGCAGACATTGAATCTTATAATGATGCTCAAGAACGTCTTCGGAAACCTTTCAAGAAGAACAAGAGAAAGCGACCACATTGGATTGGCTTTGAGGGAAACCACGAGCATAGAATCGAAAAGGCTGTCTCCTATGACCCACGACTTAAGGGAGAAAAATACGGGCTATCCTTCAGGCATCTTCAGACAAACAAGTGGTTTGACGAATACCACAGGTATGTTAATTCCGCGCCCGCCCTCGTTGACTATGATGGTGTGTTATACGGCCATTTTGTGTCTGCTTATAAACCTACTGTTGGTATTGGAGGTAAGCACGCTGCTCATTCTCTTGTGGCCCACACAAAGTGTTCTGTTACCGTTGGCCATAGTCATAAATACAGCTATCATTTTGATGGCGCTGCCCGGCCTAATCCGGTTATCGGCCATGTGGTCGGCTGCTTCAAGGGAAAAGAGGAGGCTTGGGCAGGTCACGTCAACCAAGAGTGGAGAACTGGAGTGGTAATAAAGCGTAATATTGAGGATGGGGTTTATGACCATGAATGGGTCTCCATCGACAGACTTCGGGAGGAATACTCCAGATGACTAGCCCGAGAAAGGTTTCAGAAGAACAGTTAAACAAGGTCAAGCTTAGGTTCAAAACAGACAATGGACTCCTCTACATAAGAAACAAAAGAGGTGTCTACAGGCAAACCGGAAAGTATAGGGATCAAGCAGGTAGACACACCGTAAATTTTGACGGTAATATTTGGTATGTCCACCGGATAATTTACTTTTTACACTATGGGTATTGGCCTGATCGGCAATACGTAGACCACAAAGATGGAAACAAAAGTAATAATAACCCAAGTAATTTACGGTTACTCAGTCACCACGACAACATGAGGTCTTACAATAAACCTACAAAAGGTAGTACATCATTGTTTAGGGGGGTTAGTTTCTCTAATGAAAAAGGCTTATGGGTTACTCAGATAACAAGCGACTATAAGCGAGTGTTCCGTGGGTATTTTTACTCAGAACTTGAGGCGGCTTTGTCTTATAACCACAGGGCGTTGGATTTAGGCTTCAATCCCGAGTCTTTCAACCAAGTCTTTGAAGATGTGTCACAGGAGGTTTTGGATGTCGAAACGTAGTTCCTTCGAGAAAATCCCTCGTGACTACTACCCAACAACGGACCCTAAAGCTCTCCCACCCAAGTTCATTGAGTTTATCCGTGGTAAGACTTATGCAGAACCTTGTTGTGGGGAGGGGGACTTGACGGAATTGCTCATGGACATTAGTAGCTGTAGGTGGGAAAGTGATATTGAGTATCGAGGGTGTGGCAAACAGTGGGATGCTATGTGCCTCTCCAAGAATGAACTAGAAAGGTGCGACCTGATAATTACCAACCCGCCTTATTCCCGAGATGTTCTCTTGCCCATGATTGACCACTTCATTAACCTAAAGCCTACATGGCTGCTTCTACCAGCAGACTACGCGCATAACATTTACTTTAGTAGCTACATGGAGAAGTGCTCTAAGGTGGTTTCAGTGGGAAGACTGAGGTGGTTCAAGGATAGTAAGCACACTAGCACTGATAATTTTGCGTGGTATTTCTGGAAGCAGGGTGCTACTGATGACACAACTACAGTATTTTATGGGAGGTCTTAAAGATGGTCGAAGAGGGGCAAATTATTGAGTTACGGGGTAAGAGGTATCTGGTGGTTTTTGTCGAGTTTAGGGGTCCTTTTAGTGACCCTTGGGTAAAGACTTTAGAGCTAAAGGGGATTAAGAATGATTAACTGGTGGCTTATCGCACTATTAACAGTGTTTGTATGGAGTTGGGCCGAAACTATGGTAAAATCTAAAGAGCCGATGTGGATTAGGGTTTTTGCTATTCTTATTGTAGGTGGCCTTATGTACATGGCAGGGGTGTTTACTGAACTATGGGGAATTTATAAGTGATTACACAACGAGATATTGATGACTGGGTGCACTCAGAAGAATACTACAACGGGGTTAAGCCTGAAACTATGACTACTACGGATATGGTAAAGGAGTTTGCTGAGGTCACCAGTCAGGAGCCTAATGAGTATCTCTACGCTGCCCTGATGGATGAGGAATATAAAGAGTGGCAAGCGGCAGACAGTGATGGGGAGGAACTGAAAGAACTAGCAGACCTAGTATATGTAATCTATGGCTATGCTAATGCTAAAGGGTATAACCTAGAGGCTGCTGTAAGGCGTGTGCATGAGAATAACTTGGGTAGGTGCCTACAACCTGACGGGACCATTAAGCGTAGGGCCGATGGTAAAATCCTGAAGAATAAAGACTACCCGAAAGTGAATCTAGGAGATTTAGTATGATTTATGAAGTTTACGGGAGGACGTATCTCAATGGTGGTCTCTGGGGGGAATCTTTCGTTTCCGAGTGTAAGACTAAGAAAGAAGCTGTCCGTGTGCTCCACAGCATTGTTGATGGGCAGCAATACACTAACGGAACTGTGTATAAGCTAGAGCACCCAGACGATGACCCCGAGATAGTTCACCGCTTTGCATGACTTTAGGAAAAATATAATTTAAGGAGAGAACACATAATGACAGGACCAACTATCCCCGTAGCCCAGTGGGCAGATGAACAGAAGTATCGACAAGAGGGGGAAGAATACGGACAGAAAGTAGCACGAGTAGCACAAGCCCTCTCAGACGGGGAAGAGCACTTCAGCAAGTTCCGAGACATCCTGAAGGAGCAACGGTTTCTTCCCGGTGGACGTGTGCAGGCAGCGGCAGGGTCTTACCGTCGAGTGACTGCGTTTAACTGTTTCGTTATGACAGACGTGCCTGACTCTATGGCTGGTATCATGGACGTGGCTAAAGAGGCAGCTATCACTATGCAACTTGGTGGTGGTGTAGGTTATGACTTCAGCGGTATCCGCCCTCGTGGTGCCCGTATCAAGTCTATTGGCTCTCAAGCCAGTGGTCCCGTATCCTTCATGGGGATTATGGACTCTGTGTGCAAGACTATTGCTAGTGCAGGGCACCGTAGAGGGGCACAGATGGGTTGCCTTCGGGTTGACCACCCTAACATCATGGAGTTTATCTCAGCCAAAGCTAACCACGACAAACTCACTCAGTTCAACATCTCTGTGTTGGTGACTGATGCGTTCATGGAGGCTGTCAAAACTGATAGTGACTTTGATCTTGTGTTTGAGGGGAGAACCTTTGACACTGTAAGGGCACGTCATCTGTGGGAAACCATCTTGCGCAACACTTGGGATTGGGCTGAACCCGGTGTTATCTTCATTGACCGTGTGAACCAGATGAATAACCTGTGGTATTGTGAGGACATCTCAGCTACAAACCCCTGTGGTGAGCAACCCCTGCCGCCTTATGGTGCTTGTCTGTTGGGGAGCTTTAACCTAACTCGGTATGTATATCCTGAGCATTCTGGGGCTAATGCAGGAGAGTTTAATTTCAACTGGAATCAACTAGAGCACGACATTCCTCATGTAGTCCGTGCTATGGATAATGTCATTGATGAAACTACCTACCCACTGAAGGAGCAGGAGCAAGAGGCTAAGAACAAGCGGCGTATGGGCCTTGGTGTAACTGGACTTGGGAATGTCTTAGGTGCCTTGGGGATTAAATATGGAAGCGAGGAAGCTCAAGAGTTTACCCGTAAGGTTCTCAAGCTGATTGCTAACCGTTGCTACATGTCCTCTGCGAGTCTCTCTGCTGAGAAGGGTCCTTTCCCGATGTTTGACAGGGAGAAATACCTTCGTGGTAAATTCATCCAGAAGCTTGACCCTGACGTGCAAGAAGCTATTGCTAAGTTCGGTATCCGTAATAGTCACCTGACAAGTATCGCCCCTACAGGAACTATCAGCCTCACGGCTAACAATGTCTCTAGTGGGATTGAGCCTGTCTTTAGTCTCTCTTATGACCGAACCATTCAGACCTTCGATGGCCCTATGGTAGAAAAGGTCGAGGACTATGCCTACCGTGAGTGGGGAATTGAGTGTGATACGGCGGATCAAATCTCTGTAGAGGACCACATTGGTATGCTGAATGCTGCTCAACAGTGGGTTGACAGTGCTTGCTCCAAGACTTGTAATGTAGGTGAGGATGTCACTTGGGATCAATTCAAGAATGTCTATCTTCAGGCTTACGAGGGTGGCGCTAAGGGTTGCACTACCTTCCGCGCTGCGGGTAAACGCTTTGGTATCCTTAACGCTAGTGCTTCTGAGGATGTAGTTGAGGAACCTGATGCTTCCCCTGATGAGACTGTAGTGGAAGGCGGGGCCTGCTATATTGATGTTGAGACTGGTATCCGTAGTTGTGAGTGACCCCCTTGAAGAA